AGTTTCTTTTGGTGTAGACACTACAGTTGTTCGTGCAAATACTGCATCGTTGAATCAAACGATTGATGGTAATATTACCATCAGTGGTAACCTTGCTGTTCTAGGTGCAGTTACAAAATATGATGTAACAACATTGACAGTTGAAGATTCATTGATTGGTCTTGCAGCAAACAACACAGGTGATGCAGTCGATATCGGTTTCGTTGGTTCATATAATGATGGATCGGCCCGTTCTGCTGGTTTGATTCGTCACGCTGGTGATGGTGCATACTATCTATTCGATAATTACACAGGCGATCCAACAAGTAACGTAATTAACGTTGCAGATGGAACCTTCCGCCAAGCAACTTTAAAATCCAATTTAATTGCAGCATACGCTAATACAACTCAAGCAAACGTTGGAACATTATTTGTTGCTGGCACCGCTGAGATTAATAATCTCATCTTAGGTACAGATTTAGTAGTATCAAGTGGTGGTACTGGTGCAAGTTCGTTCACAGCTGGTTCTATCCTTGTTGGTGATGGTTCAAACTCATTAAAACTACTTGCTAATACAACTTATGTTGAAACTGGTACTGGCGCACAAAATAACACCATTACTTCTGTAACTGTTGATGCATACGGTAGAACAACCGCTGCAACATTCAGTCAGATTTCTGGTCTAACAGTTGGCCAAGGTGGTACAGGACAAAGTACATTCAACGCAGGTCAGGTTGTTCTTGGTAACGGCACAGGTGGTCTAGTATCACAAGCAAACGTTTCTGTTGTAAACGTAAACGTTGCAACATCAAACACAGTTAATAATATTACAACAGACGTATATGGTCGTGTAACAGGATTCACACAACAAGAAATTTCTGGTCTATCAGTTCCACAAGGCGGTACAGGTGCATCGACATTCACCGCTGGTAGAATGTTGGTTGGTAATGGCAATGGTGCAATTCAAGCAATCGCTAACGTAACGTATGCATTGACTGGTACACTAGGTGCCGCTAAGACAATCACATCGTTGACTGTTGATGATTATGGCCGTGTAAGTGCTGCAACTGCGGCAGACATTTCTGGTCTGACTGTAACACAAGGCGGTACCGGTGCTTCTACATTTACAACAAAGGGTATCGTATACGGTGATGGTTCAAATGCACTAGCTGTTACTGCTGCTGCAGGTACATCCGACCAAACATGGTCTAATCAAATACTTACAGTAACCAACGCAGGTGTTCCTGTTTGGTCATCCGCTTTGGACGGAGGTCAATTCTAAGCTGACTATATAATGTAATAGATTTTTTTTATGATAGGAGTTTGAAATGGCAAATGAAAAGTATTTAAATTATTATATTGAGACATTGACGGCAACAATGACAGACTGTGTTGTCCGAAATGTCTCAATGCAAGCGAATCAAAAAATTACTGATGATGTTGTAAAAGAACAGACTGAAAAACTTGAAGCATTGGCAAGATCCAATAATGAATTACAAACATTAATTGGAGAATTGGAACAAGCCAATGCAACGAATGAAAGTAGTGTCATACAAGATTTGAAAAACAAGTTAGACGAAAAGGAAAAACTTGTTGCCAAACAAAGTACCGACATTAATGAATTGACCAATAAACATCGTATTGAACTTGAGGAATTAAACACAAAGTTTAGAGACTATGATAGTGTTAAGAATCAAGCAACACATGTCGAAACGTTTAAAGGTGAATTGATTAGAGCCCGAGAAGAAACTAATAGAGTTCGAACAGAACTTGAAAATAGAATCAACTCTATGAATGCCGAAACGAATGGAAAAATTCAAGGCATTAATGAAGAAAATGATAAAAATGTTAGAGTGTTGATTCAGAGACATGAAACCGAAAAAAGTAATCTAAACAAAAAGATTGCTGAATTGGTTGAAAAAATTGAATACTTACAACTACCTCCTGCCAAACGAAAAAAAATTGAAGAACAGCTGAATAAAGAAGTGGCACCAACGACAATAACAAGTTTAGTTGGTGCTGATGGCGAACTCAAGGATGGCGGATCGTTTTAAGTAAATGTCAAACACAGCAATACAGTTAAAAAAATCAGGCGTAACAGGAAACACACCATCAGGTCTTGCATTTGGTGAGGTTGCTCTTAACTACGCCGATGGTAAACTGTTTTATAAAAACAGTCTTGGTGGTACATCATACATATCCAACCAATTCTCGTTTGACACAATCAACTCAAACAACTCCCTAATATTTGCGGGAAGTGGTTCAGACACCTTGTCTTTTGTTGCAGGTAATAATGTTACCATAAGCACAAATACAACCACAAAAACAATCACAATCAATGCGTCAGTATCAGGTGGAAGTGACCCTGGTCCTGCGTTTGACCGTGCCAATGGTGCATTTGTAACTGCTAACTCAGCAGCCAGCTTTGCCAATGATGCTTTTTTAAGAGCTAATGCATCCTATGATTCACAAAATACCACAGCATCGTTTGCCAACGGTGCCTTTGTGGTGGCCAATTCATCAGCAACTTTTGCTAACGGAGCTTTCGATAGAGCCAATGCGGCCTATAATGCTGCGAATACCGCCACAGACCCGTGGGTAAGAACTCAAGCAAATAATGCTTACGACAAAGCCAATTCAGCTGGTTCATTTGCCAACGGAGCATTCGATGTTGCCAATTCGGCAGCCAGCTTTGCTAATGGTGCATTCACACAAGCAAATTCTAACTATACAAGTGCTGTAACAAAATTAAATGTAACTCATAGTGGTGCTTCAGCATATTTAATTGACCAATATTCAGGTAATAATCCATCAATTTATATTTCAGGTGGTGAAACAATAGCATTCAATCTTGATATATCTGGTCATCCATTTCTAATTCGTCAATCATCAGGTGGTACTAATATTTCTGATGGATTAACACACGTGTCATCTTCAGGTGTTGTAACAACAGGTTCCAATGCTCAAGGAAAAGAATCTGGAATATTATTTTGGAAAGTTCCTTTCTCTTTAGTTGAAAGTACATATGTTTATCAATGCCAATACCATAGTGGTATGGTTGGAAATATTATTATACAACAACCAGTTTCTTTTGTTGCTAGTAATACAACTTTGGCTTTTTCGCTGGCCAATGGTGCTTTTGATAGAGCCAATTCAGCGGCATCATTTGCTAATGGTGCATTTGTAACAGCCAATTCTGGTGCCACGTTTGCTAATGGTGCTTTTGTAACAGCCAATTCTGGTGCATCATTTGCCAATGGTGCTTTTGATAGAGCCAATTCTGCTGCATCATTTGCTAATGGTGCTTTTGATGGAGCCAATTCAGCGGCATCATTTGCTAATGGTGCTTTCAATGCAGCTAATTCTGGTGCCATGTTTGCTAATGGTGCTTTCAATGCAGCTAATTCTGGTGCCATGTTTGCCAATGGTGCTTTTGATAGAGCCAATGCTGCATATGCATTTGCAAATACAATTTCTGGAGGTTCTTCGGTTGATAATGTAGCTAGGAATAGTGCAAATTCAGCAGAATTTTTTGCTAATGGTGCCTTTATTACAGCGAATTCGGCCGCAAGTTTTGCCAATGGTGCTTTTGATAGAGCCAATGCAGCCTTCGCTAAAGCTAACACAGGAACAACCGCACTCGATGTAAACTCTGATATTGTTGCCTTCACAATCGCCTTTAGTTGATAGAATAAATAAAGGATAATAGGGAATTTATATGGCAAATACATTTAAAAATCAACTACAAGCAGCAGTCGGAACATCACCAGCAACCATTTATACTGCTGGTGCCAATGTGTCGACCACAGTTATTGGTATGACTATTGCAAACATACTAAACACAACCATAACAGCCAATGTGATATTGAATTCTGGTGGTTCAGACTACTATATGGTTAAGATGGCTGAGATTGAACCTGGCAATTCTTTAATCACTATCGGCGGTGAACAGAAATTAGTAATGAGAGCCAACGATGTTCTAAAAGTTTCAACAAGTAATGCTTCAGCAGCTGATGTTATTGTGAGTTTATTGGAAATAACATAACATGGAATTTACTTACATTGGCAACCAAGATAAGAAGGATGTAAGGTTAACCGGTTCATTTGCTAATGGTGCATTTGTAACTGCTAACTCAGCAGCCTCTTTTGCTAATGCGGCCTTCGATAGGGCCAATGCGGCCTTCTTACAGGCGAATACTAGTGGTGGTGGAGGCAGTAGTACACCAGTAACAATTTATTCTGATGTGTTTACTGCCAATGGTAATACGTCAACATTCAATTTAAGTACATCACCGGAAGATGAAAATTATATAATTGCAGTAGTCGATGGTATTACTCAATTAAGAAGTACGTATACTGTTACAGGTAACGTGGTCACTTTTGATAGTGCATTTGATAATGGAGCCAACGTTGAAATAACAACCATCACTGGCGGCGGTGAAAGTCCATATGCAGCCAACCACGCCAATTTGGCATATGCACAGGCAAATGCTGCCTTCACGCAGGCAAATAATTCTACTGATACATGGGTAAGAACACAAGCTAACAGTGCGTTTGACAAAGCAAACTCGGCAGGTTCATTTGCTAATAGTTCTTTTGTAACTGCCAATGCAAGTTATGACCAAGCAAACACAGGTGCTTTATTTGCAAATGGTGCCTTCATAACAGCCAATTCTGGTGCATCATTTGCCAATGGTGCTTTCGATAGAGCCAATGCTGCTTATGCACAGGCTAATAATTCTACTGATACTTGGGTTAGGACTCAGGCCAATAATGCATACGATACGGCAAACTCGGCTCAAACATTTGCTAACGCAGCATTTATAACAGCAAACTCTGCGGCAAGTTTTGCTAACGGTGCTTATGCGGCCGCAAACTTAAAATTTAATACATCAGGTGGTACAATTTCTGGTGATGTTTCCATTACAGGAAATCTAAGTATATTAGGTAATGCATTCAGCACTAGTGCAACTCAAATTGTTGCAAATGATACACTCTTTATTATGGGTACAGGAAACTATTCAGGTGATGTACTTGATATTGGTTTTTCATCTCATTACAACGATGGTACCAATGCACACACAGGTATAATTCGAGATGCTGGCACCAAAGAATGGCATGTGTTTGAAGGTTATACACCTGAGGTTGGTGCAAACAATAGTATTGATATTAATCATGCATCATTTAAGATTGCAACACTTCAAGCAAATTTAAAATCAACAACCATAACGATTAAAGGTATAGATTTATTACCTTATGTTAATAATGCATATGCAACGGCCAACTCTGGTGCATCCTTTGCTAACTCAGCATTCATTACAGCCAATGCATCATATGAATCCCAGAATACCACAGCATCGTTTGCTAACGGTGCTTTCATTACAGCTAATGCGGCATTCAATGCAGCGAACAATGCAACCGATCCGTGGGTAAGAAATCAGGCTAACAACTCTTACAATACAGCTAACGGAGCATTTGTAACAGCCAATTCTGGTGCATCATTTGCCAATGGTGCTTTCGATAGAGCCAATGCTGCTTATGCAGCTGCAAATACGGGTAGTGGAGTAGGTGGTGTATTAACAAGTTTTGTTGATACATTTACTGCGAATGGTATATCCAACAACTTCACATTATCAACAACACCAACGAATAAAAATATTACGTTTGTGTCTATACAAGGTGTATTACAACCAAAAGAAAGTTATAATATATCTGGTACCATATTAACATTTGATTCCACTCCACCAAATACAGCTTTTATTGAAATAACAACTTTGAATGGTGCATCTGATAATGCTGCCTTTATTGCAGCCAATGCTGCCTTTATTACAGCCAATTCTGGTGCATCATTTGCTAACGCAGCATTTATACAGGCTAATGCTGCATTCACTCAAGCAAATACTGCTTCAATAAGATACATCACTTTAAATGAAACTGGTAATATTGTCATAAAAACCGGAACAGTAAGATTTTATCCGCCTAGTAATATAGCTATAAATAATGTATACGCTAGTTTGAGCACCACATCAGCAAACACTTTTACTTTCGAGGTAGTTAAAAACGGGTCAGTAGTAGGAACATACAACATAGACTCTAACACAAATAAAATGACCGTAGCGGCAGCAAATATTAATTTAACTTCAAACGATTACTTAACAGTAAATATTACTAATGGGTCACAAGCAAGTGATTTAAGAATTGACTTAGAGTATAAATAGAGTATAAATAGAGTATAAATGTTAAATAAAACAAAGGTATTTTTATGGATTTTATAAAAATTTTTTACAATGGTTTACCTGCAAAAGTTTATAAACTTTTGTCAAGTATTCCTAATAACATTGAAAGTGATGTAGAAAGATTTAGTTATATACATAACCTTTTATCTGTTGATTTAGGTATTGAATCTAATGTATTGTTTGGATCAATTTCGGATATACAAGGACTTTGTTATTTTTATACAGAACAACACAAATTAAATTTGATTTCTAATGAAAATTTTGAATTAGTATTTGACACGGACAGTATGATTGTAAAAGAAACATTAACTGAATTTAGTGAAGAAACTCAAGAAACTCAAGGAATATAATAATGTATGTGAAGTATAGAATCTCATCAAACACCGTTACTGCAAATGTAATATCCGATATTACAGGTATTATTGGTGGAACAATAACACAAGCGAATCAGCTGAGTGCTGGTGCTTCAGGAAATACTATTTTTTCCGGTAACTATCCTAGTGGTACAATATATACAGTTTCTTTTACGGATGATGCCACAGCTTCGGTTATAAGTAAAAAAAATCATGCAAACACGTCATATCAATCATACATTTTATTAAGTGGTTCAACTGATACAACTTTTGGAGTAGGTATTAATGCAACTGCATGTGGATTAGGTAAAGACTGGAGTTCAGGATCAACAATTACTAATAGCACAACAGGTTTCTCAGATACAGTTTTACATTTAAAACAATATATTCCAACGGCGGACAAACCAGAAGAACTAATTATTATAGTTACAAATAAATCTCTTATTTTAATACAATCCAATCATAATACTTGTATTGGATGGGTAGATATTACAACTAATGGTGTCGTTGAAAAATATACAACAAGCATGAGAACTATTTTATGTAATTTTACCACTAGTAATGCTAAAGTTCCATATACATATAAATTATTAGGTGCATTATCCAGTTATGGATTAACAAATTATACTAAAATATTTAATGCTGCGCCTTTTACATCAACACCAGATGCACCAATAATATCAGCAATATCTTTTTTAGCATTTGATGAAAATCGTACTCCAGTAATTATTGAAAATCCAGCGCTTGTATGTAATCCTAATGCAGGAAATTATGTAAACTTCTTATATGGTGTGGTATCTATTCCCCCTGGACTTTTAAAAAGTAAATCACTATATAATACAAGTGGTGTAAATAGAATTTCTTTTAGTAATTTTGCTTTTGTAACAGAATAGGAATAAAAAAATGTTGATAAAATTTAGTATGCCTCGGGCTGGCACTATGACAGACTTGTTATGGAATCTCATGCAAGCAGTTTTTGTAACAGCAACCACGGCCGCAAATACAACTCCTACTATTACTAGAGTTTCCACTAGCAATGTGGCCAATACACAAGCTTCGCTTCTTGGAGTTGGTCCAGGTTGTTTTATTGAAGAAGTTATTTCTAATACTGAATCTGGTGGATGGACTTTAGGCCCAAATAATAACTTTACTCAAAGTGTGGTGCCAGCTGCCACTGTGGGTTCATACATACTACATCTTCAGACTTCAAATGGAAAAGCCAATACTAAATATTTTGCCATTGGTTGTGGCGGGGTCGCTGCTGGCAGCGGTGGCGCCAGCGTTTGGAATTCGGGCACTCAGACTATTAATGACAACAGTTGGCCAAATTATGGTGTTTATGATGTTGGTTACGGAAGTTTACAGCGTATCCGGTCGATGGAGGGACTCAATGATGGTAGCTTTTTAGGATCGGACATTACACGAATTAGAAAATTAACCCCTGGGACAGG